ACTTAAGAAATGTTCAAGCAATGAAGAAACATTTTGATGATGAATCTGGTTTAGAAATCTATCATACTGGAGGAGGAAAGAAAACTAAATATTAATTTAACTGGGTCTAGTAGAGATATAATTTAAAAAATAATTGAAGTAAATAGAAAAATTTTTATTTCACACTATTTATAATAAAAATAAAAGAAAAATTTAAAAAATAAGATATGGCTGATTTGTTAATGAAAATGCCGATCCCTTACGAACCGAAAAGGGAGAACCGATGGATTTTGAGATTTCCATCATCACTTGGTATTAATGAGTGGTATGTTGAGACGACTTCCAGACCAAAACTACAAATCGGTTCAACAGAAATTCAATTCTTAAATACTTCAACATATGTTGCTGGTAGATTTACATGGCAAGAACTTCCGGTTACTTTCCGTGACCCAATCGGACCTTCAGCGTCTCAAGCGGTAATGGAATGGATTCGTTTATGTGCTGAGTCAGTAACAGGACGTATGGGTTATGCTGCGGGTTACAAAAAGAATGTTGACCTTGAGATGTTAGACCCAACAGGTGTTGTTGTTGAGAAATGGATTTTAGAAGGTACATTCTTGACAGGATATGACGGTGGATCATTATCTTATTCAAGTGATGGAATCGCTAAAATATCTGCGAATATGAGAATGGATCGTTGTATTTTGGTATATTGAAAAATTACTAATATTATTAATAATACTAAGACCGTATACTTTACTAGTTACGGTCTTTTTTTATTTTTAATTATAAAAGAAAATAACTATGGAACAAGATATATATGCTGCAGGACAGGCGGAATTTAATTTACCACACGATGTGATCCAATTACCAACACAAGGTAAGTTTTACAAATCAAAAAAGAAATCAATTAAAGTTGGTTATTTAACTGCCTCAGATGAAAATGTCTTGGCTGAAGTTGATTATAAGAAAAACATTAATGAAGGTATTATCTTACCTTTATTAAGAAATAAAATCTACGAAAGAGACATCAGACCTGAAGAACTTTTGGATGGTGATATTGAAGCGGTATTACTTTTTTTACGTAACACATCTTTTGGTCCTGAATATAGAGTAATGGCTATTGATCCTGTGACTGATGAAAGATTTAGCACCACAATTCTACTTGATGAATTAAATTATAAAAAAACAAATGTAGAGCCTGATGAAAATGGTTATCTACAAACGGTATTACCTATAACAAAAAAAACGGTTACTTTAAAATTGTTAAATGTTTTAGATAGAATTGAAATTGATAGGATCGTAAAGTCTTATCCTTCAGAAAGAACTGCACCTGTTGTAACAACTAAATTGTTGAAACACATTGTGGCGATTGATGGTGATGAAGATAAAAATAAAATCAGTGTCTTTGTTGAACAAATGCCAATCTCCGATTCTAAATTTATTAGAAGATTTATTTTGGATAATGAACCAAGATTAGACCTATCAAAAGAAGTAATCGCCCCGTCAGGAGAAAAAGTGGTAATTGATATCGCTTTTGGGGTGGAATTTTTTCGGCCTTTCTTATCAATATAAGACAACAATCTTAGACGAATTTTATTATTTCTCTAGATTATTCAGGACACAGTACTCTGAGTTCATGAATATGCCAACATATGTCCGTAAGTATTTAATCCAAAAACACATTGAGGAGACTAAAACCAATAATTAAATATTTATGTAAAAAAGTGTAATGAGCGATAGAGAAAAGGAACTTCAAAAAGAGTTAGATAAATACAAAGAACTTTACGAAGCGCAGAGTAAGACGATCGACCAAGGCGATAGGTTTAGTTCAAGTAGTAGTAAAGTCGTTGGAAATTTAAATGCCGATTTAGGTAAGTGGACTTTAAGTGTAACAGAATCCTCAAATAAGTTGAAAACCGCTTTTGCTGGTATCGGTAGCGCGATGAACATTACAGATTTAAGTGCCTTCCAAGAATTAGACGAAAGAGCCACTATAATCCAAAGAGAGTTTGGTGCGACAAAAGGATCTATAGAAGGATTTAAACAATCAATAGCCGATACAATACCCGAATTAATGAAAATGGGTATTACGGAAGAACAAGGATTAAAAAATATTAGTAAGGTAATGGAAAGTATGGGTAGTACCGCAACATTAGGTACTGAAGCCATTACTGAATTATCCGCAGCCGCTGAAGTTTCTAGAGTTGATATTGGTAAATTGGCAACTAATTTCAGAGACGTTGGTGTATCCGTTTATGATGTTGGTGAACAAATGAAGGAAGTCACTGATTATGCTCGTAGTGTTGGAGTATCAGTTGCTGGTGTTTCTGACAAAGTGGTTGGTAATCTTGGTAAGATGAACCTATATAATTTTGATAATGGAATTAAAGGTTTAGCTAAGATGGCGGCAACTTCAGAACGTATGGGTATCAGTATGGAGCAAGTTTTTACGTTTGCTGACAAGATATACGATCCAGAAGGAGCAATTGAAATGGCGGCGGGACTACAAAGATTAGGTGTTACCGCAAGTGGACTATTAGACCCATTAAGGGCTATGGATTTAGCGGCGAATGACCCTGAAGGTTTACAAAAAGAAATCCTTAATGTAACTAAAGAATTTACTAAGTTCAATGAAGCAAATGGTAAATTTGAAATTATGCCAGGTTCTAAAAGGAGAATGAGAGAAATTGCAAAAGAAATGGGTATACCTGCGGAAGAACTTGCATCAATGTCGATTAAAGCCGCGGATTTCGATATGAAGATGAAACAAATCCAATTCCCTTCTTTAGCTACAGACGATGAGACCAAAGAGATGATTGCTGGTATGGCTCAGTTAAAGGATGGTAAAGCGATGATTAATATTAAGAATGAACAAACAGGTGAAGTAGAATTAAAACAGGTGGATCAACTAACCGCAACTGATATTGATAGTTTGAAGAAACAACAAGAGGATGGTAGTAAAAGTATTGAAGAAATTGCTTTAAATCAGTTGAGTGTATCTGAACAAATTCGTAATAACACCGCTGGTTATATGAAAACCATTGAATATGGTAAGGCAACCTCAGAACCTTTAGATAAATTATTTGGCACAATGATGGAATCTCAAGCGACTTTAACAAGAAATTTGGCGTCACAGGCAACAACAAAAGGTGTTAGAGAGACATTTACCCAAATAGGCCAACCGGTTGAAGATTATATTGTTGGTGGTATTGAGGGGAATACAGGTAAACAAAGGACCGCTGAAAAAGATTTTATGACGGCGTTATCTAATGCTGAACAGAAAATGACTGCAAGTTCACAAGAATTTATTAACACAACACTAATAGATATCTCAAATAAATTTAAAGAAGCGTATACTCAACCACAGAAAGTTGAAACCAAATCTGAAGTTACCATTAATGTAAAATTAACTGGTGATGAAAATACGAGAGGTATAAATCCGGCGCAGTTAGAAAACGGTATTTTAGAAGCGATGTCAAAACCTGAAGTTTCAAGTGTGGTTAGTAATCAAATTGCGGGTGGAAATCAACCAAGTGCGACAACAGGTTCTAAAAACAAACAATAGTGATAAAAAATATACCAAACCTCTATTTATAAAATAAAACAATATGTCTGAAAGTTTTTTATCGTTTGGTAATTCTGCCGCTTTTAGGAAACAATTATTAGTTAAAAACTTAACACCATATAATGTTCCTGGAACCTACACATCACCTGGTAACCCTGTTGATTATGAAACGGTGCTTTCTGTTAATAATGTTATCGACTCACCAAACAATTACGTATCAACAAATTTATTTGCTCAGGATTTATATCCTTTGAATGAATACGGACCAGAAGGTGGATTTAGTAACCCTATAGGGATTAATTCAGTTGCTTCGACAAACAACCCCGAAGGTACAAATCAAGGACCTTACGATCCAAATGATACTGTTTTAGATGTTATTAATGAATTCTTTATTGAGTCCGCATATGTGACGAATAAGTGGGGACCTAGCGGTGGTTATAAAGATTTAGTTATTATTACCGATATACAGAATGCGGGTAATATATACCAACCATATTGGGACCCTGGATATTATAGTTATTCATCATACCCAACATTCAATATTGTATTCCAAGACGACCCATTAGGTTCAAACGGACCTTTATCTTCGGATAGTTTCTTAGCTAAGATTGGCGCATCACAATTAAAATTTGCATTTAACGAAAGAGTTGCTCAAGAAATAGAACAAGCAACAATAGGTGCGATAAATCTTGATACTATTAGTGATCCTTTTTCTGCGAGTTTATTGGCGACAGGTCAACAACCATTCTTTATTAGAAATTGGAAAATTACAGTTCCCGAAAATCCTGTTTTAGCTGCGGTATCTTTGGCAAACAGATTATCAGGAACATACTTTCCTGTTTCATTTATTCCTGGTGATTACTTTGATGATGATAATCCAATAAATGGACCACAAGCGGAAGCAGCACTTGGAGTTGCAAACAATCTAACAGGTGGATTATTAGCGCCTATACTAAACAAGTATAGAAATCCTTCTGAGGTTTTTGTCGCAAATACAGGTAATGGACAAAGATCGGCTTTGTTTTCATCATTAGATTATAACCTTTATAGACCGGCATACAATCGTGGTATTATTGGTGGTTTAATTGCTGGAGCGTCTGCTGCGGTTAATAGATTGTTTGATCAAGATAAACAACAATCTTCAGGATATTATGTTGGTAGTGAAACTTCAGAACCGGCACAAATTGATGGACCACCAAACCAATTACCCGTTAATCAGTTTGGAGTACAACAACAAAGTATTGTATATGGACCTGACGCTCTTGGTATTTTATATGAAGGTAATGAAGAGTCGATTAATTTTGGTTTAAAAGGTAGAGCATATAGTGACGGTGGTGGTACGTCAGGACAATTAGTTTGGACATCACCTAAATATAAAGGTAATGCTGGGTTTAGGGCAACTCAAGGTGGTGGCGCGGGTAGTTTAGATGATGATTTTAATCAGATATCTGCCGACTATTTAAGATATCAATCAATAGATATTCCATTTAGACCGGGGTCTATTCTTTATGAAACTCAAAGATTAGTAGATTCAGCGGATCAAGTACAAGGTCAAGCAAGATTAAAACATGTTGGTAATGCGATCAACCAAGTATCGAAAGTATTCAATGACGGGTATAAAGAAATGACAAAAGGTTCTATGGTTCTGTCGTATGTTAATCAAGCGGACGGAACACAAGCAGGTCTTGAATATTGTCGAGTATTCCAAAAAGATACGCCATACTATACTTACGCTGACTTACAAAAATCTGACGGTATTACAACATCAGGTAGAAGAGTGGACTATTCAATTTTAGATAATACATACAACCTAAATATTGCTCCATTAAGAAACCCTGGATCAACTAACATTGTTGATGGAAAGGTTAAGAAGTATATGTTCTCTATTGAGAATTTGGCTTGGAGAACTTCAGATAGACCGGGTTATACTTATGATGATTTACCTGTATGTGAGAAAGGACCTAACGGTGGTAGAATTATGTGGTTCCCACCTTATGATTTAAAATTCTCTGATGACTCAAAACCAGACTTTAACTCTACTTTCTTTATGGGTAGACCTGAACCAATTTATACTTATAAAAACACAAGTAGATCTGGTTCATTAAGTTGGACAATTATCGTGGATAACCCTGCAATGTTAAATACAATCATTGAAAAACAAATGAACGGAGTATCAAAAGACCGAGTTCAAAGTGTTGTTGACTCTTTCTTTGCGGGATGTACTAAATATGATTTATATGATTTGGCTATCAAATTTAACATGATACCAACAAAGGATTTATTTACGTACCAACAAATATTAAACAATCCAAGATTAACAACTGAAGAACAAATACAAGTATTCGAAAGTATCCCACAAGAACAAAGTAGTAATCAACCGAATAAAACAACAGGTGGTGATGGATTACCTGGAACTACGGGAACTGGAACGGAAACCAAAGAAAACACAACACCAACTGGTCCTGATCTAAACAAATATGTTGGGTACGGATTCTACTTTGAAAATGATATACCAAAAGGAAACCCTGGATCTGTTGCGGCATCACCGTTTAACGTTTATTATAATTCTTATATTGGGTTAGAAAATACGACATATCAAACAGAAGCGCCGGCAACCGTATCATCAGGAGGACAACAGTTCCAAAAGGGAGGAATTCCTCAGTTCTTTAGTGATGTAATTACGGGGAACTTCAATTACATACAAAGTGGGTTGATGAAAGAAATTGATGAAATTTTATTAAAAGGAGGTTCAATCACAATTGATATGCTTGGATCCGCGTCAGCACCTGCAAAAGTTTCATATAACCAAAAACTATCTGAAAGAAGAAATGACTCCGTTAAGAAATGGATGTTAGCGTACAAATTATCTAACGGAGATACTATACAAAAATATGCTGACTCCCAAAAGTTTACCATAACCTTTAAAGGTGCGGGTGAACAATTGGTGATACCTAAAACGCAAAAAGAGGCTGATGCCACAACAGGTGACACAACAGACATTTCTGTTACCACATCAACAGGTGGTAGTATTTTATCTGCTCAAGTTAATTGTACTGACGATATCGTTGCATTAAATGCTCAGGGACAAGTCATTCCCGATCAAACAACTCCGAATGAGGCTCAATGGTATAGTATTCCTGCGATGGCTTGTAGACGAGTTGCAATTCAAAAAATCGCATATACACTACCACCTGAAAAGGTTGAGGACAAACCTAACGATATACCGGGAACAGATGGTGGTGAAACGCCAAACCCACAAAACATACTTACAGGAACAACTCAAAGTGTTAAACCTGAACCAAAAATAACTATAGAACAAAAAATAAAAGAAGGTATATCTAAGAAGATTTTAAGAAACTTATTTACGGAATGTGATTATTTCCAAGTTATTAAAGAAACGGATCCTATGATTTACGACACAATTAAAGATAAGATAAAATTCTTTAGTCCGGCTTTCCACTCAATGACACCTGAAGGTTTGAATGCTAGATTAACATTCTTACAGCAGTGTACGAGACCGGGTCAAACAATACCTATTATCGGTCCTGATGGAAGACCAAAATACAATGACGCGTTAAATACGTCATTCGGAGCACCACCAATATTAGTATTAAGGGTTGGTGACTTCTACAATACTAAAATAGTACCAACAAGTTTAGGTATTAGTTATGATCCATTAATGTTAGATATG